GGTCACAAGAACCCGCGACGGTTGGAACCCGTACACAGCCAGAGGTCGTATGCGTAGCGGCTTTGGTCGGTGTGGTGGTGGGGTGTACCCCCCACCCCGGGTCAGGTGAGTCCGGGGTGGGGTTCGGGTTGGCGGGTGCGTTTGGCGGTGCGGATCGCTTGGCCTTCGGCTGCTTCGGCGCGTGTCTTGTGGTCGTGGCAGGTGTCGCAGAGCCATTGGGCGTTGTCGAGGGTGTGGGTGCCGCCGCGTGATCCTGGTCGGATGTGGTCGAGGCGGAGCGGGGTGTCGGTGCGGCCGCAGCTTGCGCAGCGGTGCGGCAGGTCTCGCTCGGCTTGGCGCCGCACTGATGCGGGGAAGTCTGCGTGCCTGCGGCCGTGCCTGTTCCAGCCGGTCATGTCAGTTGGGTCCGAGCCAGGCGGCGACGATCTTCGTCTGGATGCCGCCGAAGTTCGCGGTCTGGACGGGGCCGGAGACGGTGCGGAAGGTGGACCAGTAGATGATCGTGCCGGCGGTGAGGACGCCGGAGTAGCTGGCGTGGAGTGGGCAGCCTTCCGGGGTGTTGCCGGCGGACGGCCCGAACGATGTCGCGATGGAGTCTGCGGTCACCGATGGTGCGGTGGTCCCGGTCTTCGCCATGATCTTGCAGCTGCCGTTCCACACGGTGGACGAGGACATCTCGACCCAGAAGTCGAGAAGCCAGCGGCCAGCGAATGGGATCCGCATGCGGCTGTAGGTGGTGTTGCCGATGCCTGAGCCTGTGCCGACTGCTCGGAACATCGAGTCGGTGTCGACCTGCGCGGTCCACCCTGCACCAGCGAACGCATCAGAGTTGGCCCCGTTGGTGTAGCCGGTGGTGAGCGCGACCTCGCAGATCGGTGCCGACGTCCGCGCCGACCCAGCGAACGACGACGTCGCCATCGAGTCGACCCGAGAGGACAGTGTCGACAGGTCGACAGCTCCTGCCCATCGGGCGTCACCGACTCCGAGGGTGACGAGGTCGGTGGAGGTGACGGCGTCGGGGCCGACGTACTTGATGCCCATCAGCTGCTACCTCTTTCGTTTGCGGCGTGCCTTCGCGCATGCGCGGCATTGGCGGCAGCCCGAGACGGTGTTGACGTATGTGTTCTCGGGCGTGAACTCGTGGCCGTGCTTGCAGTGCGTCTTCTGCGACTGCCAACTTCCCCGCCCTGGCCCACCTGATCGAGTGGCTCGGTCCCGAGCATTCTTCCGATCGGCAGTGTCACGTGCGCACACCTCGCACTTCCGCTCGCCTGACGGGTATGGGTGACCGTTCTTGCAACGATTCGGCAGTCGACCGTGACGACGCTTGTCGAGTTGATTCTCCGACGGCGTGTCCCAACGCAGGTTCGCCAGCCTGTTGTCGGACGGAACGCTGTTGTTGTGGCAGCACTCCATCCCGTCGGGGCACGGGCCGACAAAGGCTTCGAGAACGAGCCTGTGGACCTTCGCCATGAACAACTTCTCGCCTGGCCGCGACAGCGAGACTATGAGGTGGCCGGACGGGTGCGTCGTCAGCTTTCGTTCTCGACCAGGAATGACGCGTGAACCGCCTGCGACGGGGCTGTTGACCCGTCGGGGCAGCGAGCGGACCCTGCCTTCGTCGCTTACTTCATAGAATCCCTCGAACCCAACTACCGGCTTCCACACACCACCAATACTAGCATGAGCCTCCGACAAGTGCCCCTAGCTGCGGGCGGAGAAGGAGTACTGCCCAACAGTCGGTGCGGTCTTGAACGTGGCGACGACAGCGTTGGCACCAGACTTGGCGATCTCGACCATGACTTGCTTGCCGGTGGAGGCTTCCCAGATGGTGATCTGGGCGGAGTCGGTGCCGAGGTTGTGGGTGATCGTGGCGTTGGTCGAGCCTGCGGGGACGGTGCCTGATGCGGTGCGGGCGATGGTGGAGTCGACGGCGATGCCGGTGCCGTCGACTGTGATGCCGCCGCTGGCCTTGGGGAGCACGGAGAGGGTGTTGCCGGTCTTGGTGAGGCCGTTGCCTGCGGTGATGATTTCGCCGGTGGATCCGGCGACCATGCGGGTCCAGGTCTGGTTGGTGGTGCCGACGGTGATCGCGGCGTCGGAGACGAGGCCCCAGAGGGTGTCGGCTTCGGTGGTGCCTTCGCGGACGGCGACGAGGGTGCCGGGTGCGAGTTCGCCGGTCTCGTCGGCGTCGGTGGTGCGGGACCATGCTCCGGCGGCGGCGAGGTAGATGCCGTTGGCTGCGGCGCTGGTTTGTCCTGCGACGAGGACGCGGTCGCCTGCGACGACGGCGACACCGTCGATGGTCTGCGCTCCGGTGAGGGTGATGTTGGTCTTGGCGACGGCGCGGACGGCGTTCTTGATGGCGATGCCGGATGCGGCTGCGTTGGCGACTGCTGCGACGGCGTCGAGCTGTGCCTTGGTGACGGCGTCGGCGGCACCGGTGCCCGTCGCGAGGTTGGTGATGCGCTGGGTGCCCATCGACACGGCGGTGGTGGGCGCGGCGAACTCGTCGAGTCGGCTCGCGATGACGGCGGCGTGGAAGTCGCTGATCGTCGAGGACGACTGCGAACCGGTGTGGTTCGTGCGGTCGAGGAGCGACGCCTTCGTGGTGCCTTCAAGGGACGTGAGGTTCTGCGGCAGCTGCATCCACGCGGCGGACCGGCACACGTAGAAACGGTCGTCCTGGGTGTTGTAAACGACGTAACCATTCTGGGCTGCAGTCGCGGTCGGGAGGCCGTTGAGTCGGGGGACGCGGAAGTCCTGGATCTCGTTGCCGCGGAGGTCGATGTCGTTGACGAAGGGAATGGCCATGTCGGTGCTCCTCAGCTGATGATGGCGCGGCCGGTGGCCGGGTGCTTGTGGTCGACGGTGACGGTCCGCCCGTCCGCTGACGTGTTCCAGTCGGCCATGACGTTTTCTCCTGCGGGTGTCGTCGGGTAGATGACGCGGCAGGAGGTGATCTGGCGGCCGAGTGGGTTGTCGATGGTCCAGACGGCGGCGAGTTCGGTCTGGATGTGGGTGTGGTTGAACGCGCCTTCGAGGACGATCTCGGCGTCTTTCCCGGGCGGTCCTGGGACGGGGACGGCGACGAGCGGTGCCGGGTCCGGGAGCGTGGCGGTGGTGACTGCGGGGTGTCGTGGGAGGCCGGTGACGACGTGGTGGCCGTCGCCGAGGCAGATTGGGGCGCTCATACCCACACCACGGAACCTTTGGCCCATACGAAGGGGCCTCGGCCGTCCTCGTAGTCGAGGGTGAGGCGTGCTCGGGTGCGGTCGGCGATGGTGTCGACGGCGGTGCTGTCGATGTCCCAGCGGAGGTGGGGTCCGTCGACGAGCGCGGTCCACGTCCACTCGTCGTCTCCGGACGTGAGGAGCAGTGTCGCGGTGGTGCCTGCGGGCCAGTCGACGGGGACGCCTGCATCGCTTTCGAGGCGGATGGTGTCGATGAAGTCGTCGCCTCGGCAGAGGAGGACTTCGAGGGCTTCGCGTTGGTCGCCGAGGCGCAGGGTCATTGGTCGTCTCGCTGTGCGCTGCAGCCGTGGGGTCGGCAGTCGCCGTGGCGGCGGATCTAGCAGGGGCGGCAGTAGCGTCCGAGATCACCGGCGTCGCCGAGCCAGTGTTCGGGGTGCACGAGGTGATCGCAGTCAGCCACGGTGATCCTCCTCGAGAGTGATGCGGATGGTCACGTCGATGCGTGCACGCCGCAAGATGTCGGTGGTGACTTGGGTGGCGATGGGGCGGATGGCTTCGGTGATCTGGTCGGTGAGCCATGCGGTGATCGATGCGAGCACGGTGTCTCCGCTCGACGGGTGTTGGTTCCTGGGGCGCAGCTCTCCCCTCGCCTCGAAAGGTAGGAGTGGGTCGTGGGCGCCCGCTAGACCGGGCGGCAGCACTGTGATGGTGCGCGGAGGCTTGGCGCGGCACTCTCGCCGAATCGTTGCGCTTTGACGCCCCAGGAATGCCGAAAGGCGCGGAACCATCATGGTTCTCGCGCCTACGGCGTTCAGCCTATCACCGTCGGTGGTGCACTCAAGGCAACACTCGGTGTTTCATCCGGCCCGTTTCTCACCCGCCGCGATGAGCGCGAGCGCCTCATCCAGCCGATACCGCCCGCCGCCGTGATCAGCGAGCCGTCCGCGGCGGATCCAACTGTTGAGGGTCTCGCGTCTGACGGGCTTCTTCGCGAACATGACCAGCGCGGTCCGCAGTTCGGTCTTGGTGAACAGTCGAGCGCCCATCGCGGCTTCGGTCGCCACGCGTAGGGCGGGTAGGTCGATGTCCTCTTGGCAGGTGCCGCAGTGAAGGGTGTCGCTGCGGCGGTCGGGTCTGCAGTAGACGCCGGCGCACAGCCCCTTCTGCCCTGCTTCTCGTGGTGCTTGGCAGGGGCCGACGAATTCGCTCGGGGTTGGGCGGTCGATGACGCGCATGAGGCGCTTGTGCGAGTCGCTGATCTCGTCGTATGCGGCGACGGCGTCCTCGGTCTTGGCGAGGTCGATGAGGTGCCGGTTGAGCCACTTCGCCCACGCTGCTGTGCGTTGTTCGCCGGGCCACGGGACGGCGGAGTGTTGGCAGATGTGGTCGGCCCAGGCGCGGAGGGTGCCGTGGATGTCGTGGGCTACGTCGCTGGCGTGGAGGTTGATGTCGAGGGGACGCTCGTCGGAGCGGATGGGGCTGCGGTCGTGGGAGACGACGCGGCAGACGGCGTCGTCGAGTGCTTCGGCTGCCCATTCGTGGATGTCGCGGAGACGCCCGCTGAGCGTCCGGATGAGGGGCCGGTCGAGGTAGAGGTGGTCGTCGGTCGTCATTGCAGGCCTCCGGCTGCTGCGGTCAGCAAGGACACGATGATGTGCATGGCCTGCGCTTCGGTGAATCCGGCGTCGAGGTAGGCGACGAACAGTTCGTGCGTCTGGTGGGCACCTTCCTGCATAGCGGTGAACGGGTCGGCTGGCTGGTCGGGCATGAGTCAGTCCTCTCGGGTGGTGTATCCGGCTTCGGCGACGAGTGCGAGGTACTGCTCGAGCGGCATGACGGCCAGGTGCAGTGGAGCTCGTCCGGCGGTGCCGCGGCGTTTGACGATGAGCGCGCCGTGGGTTGCTCGGGCGCAGCGGACCTGGTCGGCGAGTTGGCTGAGCCATTCGCGCCAGGCGACCGTCGCGACGTCTTTGGTCTGCAGGATGACCCCGGGTGCGAGGTGGATGTCGCCTTCGTCTTCGCGTCGGCCGGGGCGGGTTCGTTCGGCCCAGGGGTAGCCGGCGGCTCGGCAGATGGCGAGGACGTCACGCTCGTACTTGTCGCCCTTCGCTTTGTTCGGGTTGGCCATCGTAGTTCTCCTAGTACGGCGGTTCGGTTGGAGCGGGTGTGGGTGCGCGGTGGGTGATGGTGTCGCCGCGCAGTGGTGGCGGGATGGGTTGGGCGCAGTCGTGGACGACATGCATGCGGGCTCCGGGTGTCCAGGTGGTGGCGTAGGTGTGGGCGCGGGCTCTGGTGCCGTTGCGGGTGTAGGTGCGGCGGCCGACGTGGCGGTAGGTGATCAAGGCGATTTCGTTGATCGGTTGTGCATCAAGGACGCGGTCGATGCCTTCGATGCGTGCTCGGATGACGGGTTGTTTGCAGGTGTGGCAGCGGCCGGGTTTGAGGTCGGTGTTTGCTGCCATCGAGCGGGCGGGGTTCTTGGGTTGCCGTCGTTGGTGTGATGCTCCGCAGTCGGGGCATGCGTGGCGCTCGGTCGCGGTCATCGGGTGCCTCCGTGTGGCCTGTGGATAACTGTGTTCCGGGTGCCGCGGGTGCCACAGTTTGGGGAACTGTTACCTCCGTACGCCCCTGCATTTTCTCTGACCTGGGCTTTTGGGTGCTGTGTGTGTCGTTTCAGCCCTGCCTCGCATGCGTAAGTCTTTGCATAATGCGGCACCCGTGGCACCCGTGGGCCTGAAAACGTGTCCTGAACTGCTGTTTCTTCGGGTGCCGCATGGGCCATTTCTGCGGCACCCGTGCGGCACCCTGCGGCACCCGTCCCGGCCTGGCCTTCAAGGCCGGGTGCCACACTCGGGTGCCGCATCTGCCTGTGGACAACTCCGAATGAGTGCCTGTAAAATTCGTTCCTATGAGTCACTTTGATTGTCCTCAATGCGGCGCAGAACTGATCGTGTCGACCAGCAAGCGATCGTTCGCATACGGAGACCTCGACGACCTCTCCTGGGTGATCCGCTCCTACCTCGACGAGCGAACCCGCCCTGGCGGCCAGACACTCCCGGCGGAGCTGTTCGCCGATGCGAGGGCGTGGGCCGTGGGCCGGGGTGTTGATCTTCCTGGCGATCCGAAGCTCTCCGCGGCGTTCGTTGCTGCCGGTGCGGTGCGTCGTCGATCCAACGGAAAGCGACTGTTCGAAGTCACCCTTCGCTGACTGCTTCATTGTCCGAATCTCCCGTCGTCGTCAGTGCGGTCTGTGTCGATGAGTGCGATGCCGACGTAGAAGCGGGTGCCGTGCGATCTGGTGGCCTTGGCTCCGGTGCGGCGAACGAGTTCGCGGGAGAACGCTTGGGCGCTCATTTCGGGGCGTCCAGCGTCGCTGCACCACCGGCTGTACGCCTTGCGGATGTCGACGGTCTTGGCCTTCACCATCCCGTTGTCGGCGTGGCTGACGTGGAGGCAGTCGGTGACGAACTGGCCGAACGAGTCCTCCTCGGCCGCGTACTGCCGGGTCGCCTCCATCACTGATGCTGGTTCGTCCAGGCCGTCGAGGGCGCGGGCGGCGCCGTCGACGATCCATGCGAGGATCCCAGGTCCTTCTTCGGCGACGAGGAGTTCGGCGAGCCCTTCGACGCGGTCGGCTTTGGGGACGGTGCGGGTGAACGGGATCAGGCGCAGGCGTCGCCAGAACGATTCGCCGCCGGACTCCACACTGGGCTGGTGGTTGCCGGCCATGATCAGCGTGTGCGACGGCGTGAACTCGAACGGGTCGCGGTACAGGCGGCGGGCGGTGATGCGGTCGCCACCGGTGAGGGCTTTGACCTTCTCCTCGTCGAACCGGCCGTCTGTGGACACTTCGTTGGCGATAGCGACGCGGGCACCTGCCAGCGCCGCGAGTTCGGTGTCGTGGCTGTATCGCTGGGACATGAGCACTTTGGACGGCAGGTGCACTGCGTAGTCGCCGAGGACGGCGGCGAGCGTCTCGGTCAGCACACTCTTGCCGTTGGCTCCTTGTCCGTGGAGGAACGGCAGGACGTGGTGGGTGACTCGGCCGCATGCGGCGTAGCCGAGGATCCGCTGGACGAACCCGATCATCTCGGCGTCCCCGTCGAACGTCGACTCGAGGAACGCTGTCCACCGCGGCGTCGGTACGCGCGGGTCGGCACCGCATCCGGTGACCTTGGTGTGCAGCTCGGCGGGCCGGTGCTCGTGCTGGGCTCCGGTGCGCAGGTCGACGGTCCCGGTTGGGGTGTTGAGGAGCAGTGGGTGGGCGTCGAGTTCGTCGGCGGTGATCCTGATGACGAAGTCGTTGCTCGCCAGGGCGACCATGTTCTCGATCCCTGCGCGGGACAGGGTCTTCTGGCGGTGTGCGGACTTCTCCTTGGTGTCCTGTGGGAGGGCGTTGGCGGTGATGCGTGCGGCGTCGATGGCGGGTGCTTTGTCGTCTGCGATCGCCCAGTGGGTGCCGGTCCATTCGAGCCAGCCGCGGGCCGCGCAGTAGCGGAGTCGGTGGCCGTGGGCGTGGACGAACCGGCGGGCGTTGCCGTCGTCGGTGAGGGTGGTCTGCAGTGGCTGGTCGACGGCGGCGAGGACCGCGTTGGACCCGACAGTGGCGGGTGTGGTGATGAGGCTGCCGGTGAGGCGGCGGAGGTTGTCGTTGCCGCTGTCGATGACGGTCAGGCGGGGTGAGTGGGTGAGGTCGTGGCCGCCGGGCTTGTCTGCGCCGAGTTCCTTGGCGAGTTGGGTGTCGGACAGGAGCGATGCGCGGCTGGTGCCCCAGTCGAGTGCGGCTCGGACTTCGGCCGGCGCGACGTTGCGGGCAGTTCCGGTGGCGCAGAGTTCCTGCATGCGCGTGGTGAGGGCGGTGACGGCGCGGTTGTGGTCGGCGGCGGTGAGGCATCCGGCGCGGTGCGCGCACGCCAGGCGTGTGGCTTGGGCGAGGAGCCAGGGGTGTCGCGCCGTTGGGCTGTCGGTGGCCCAGTTGTCGATCATTTTGGCGGCGTATGCGCAGCCGCCGTCGTTCTTCCACGCCCACAGCGACGTGTCGACGGGTTCGGCGAGGAGTGGGTCGGTGTCCATCTGTTCGATGCCGTATTCGTCGAGGACGTCGAGGATTTCGGCGATCGATAGGGGCGCGCCGTTGCCGCGTTCGCACCAGGCGGGTGCGCCGGGGGTGGTCTTGTGGTTGATGGTGCCGGGTGCGCGGAGGATGCGGGGCAGGTCAAAGACGGCGTCGACGTGTGCGCCGCGTCGGTCGGCGATGGTGTCGACGAGGCGGCGCCATCGGGCGAGGACGGTTTGTGCGAGGGCGCGTCGGTCGGGGTCGTTGATGGTGGCGGCGTCATCGTCGATCTGCCAGAGGGGTTGCAGTCCGTGGCCGGAGTGGATGATCGCGACGGGTGTGGTGTGCAGTGCTGCGGACAGGTCGTCGATGACGGCGCGTGCGTCTGCTTCGGTGGCGAAGGCTCCGTCTTTGACGTCGAGGTCGGCCCACAGGCTGGTGAGGCGGGTGATGTGGTCTGCGCCGCCGCGGGGGCGGTCGCCTGTGGGGCCGGCGACCTCGTTGATGGAGAACCACACGTCGCTGGTGGTGAGGGTGTGGGCGTGGGTAGCGGCGTCGGTGGGGGTGGTGATGCGGGTGGTGAAGGTTCCGTCGGGGCCGGTTTTCCAGCAGAGGGCGACGAGGTGGTGTCCGAGGAGGTCGAGGAGTTCGTCGAGTGTCATCTGCTGGGTGTCTTTCTTGGGTGGCAGTCGGGGTGGCGGCCGAGTGTTTTGTCGGCGGGTAGTGCTGGGGTGTGGCCGCAGAGGCATCGTCCGGGTGGTGGGTGGAGGCAGGTGGCGCATTCCCGGTCGGGTGGGTTGTTGAGTCGGGAGTGGCAGGTCGGGCAGCGGGGCCACTGGTCACGGTGGGTCATGTCGCGTCCGCCGCTGGGCCGTCTCCGTGCGGCCACTGCGAGGTTTCGCAGGCGTCGCAGTGCTCGCCGCGGGCGTGCGCGTCGAGACGTCTCCGGCGGGCATCGTCGTCGGTCATGGTGCGCCGCCGAAGAGTGTCGGTTCATCGGCCTGCCCTGCGGCGTGGACGAACGGCCATGGCGTGCCGCACTGGCGGCATCGCGGGTGTTGCGGGTCCATGGCGTCGAGAGTGAGGTGCGGGCAGATGTCGGGGTCGAGAAGCTTCTTCTTCATGCCGGCCGCCTCTCCGCTGACCGGTCGCGGGTCGCCGCCCGGAACTGACCGGCCTGCCGGTATGTCCAGCCGTAGCCTGGGAGCGCTTTCATGACGCTGGCGCGGCCGACGCCGAGGGTTCTGGCTGTCTCCCGGTAGGAGCAGCCGTCGTCGAGGAGACGTTGGGCAGTGGAGTGTTGGGCTCTGGTGAGGCTCATGCTGCACCTGCCCCGAGGTGTTCCCACGTGGTGTGCCGGATGCACGGGTCGGCGATGCGGAGTTCGGTGCGGACGACGCCGTACGGTGCCGCGGCGACGTTCGCGACATCGTTGACGATGGTCGCGTTGATGGGGTTGAGGGTGCGGATGAGGCTGAGGATGGTGACGGTGGCGAGGCGTCGGGGCCTGATGTTGGGGCCGGTGATGGTGGCGTGCGTTGCGTGGAGGTCGTCGAGCCAGGTGCGGACGAGTGCGACGACTTCGGTGGTGGTCATGCCGTGGCTCTGAGTGTCAGGCATTGTTGTCGCCGACCATTCCAATCGAGGTCTGCTCGGGCGGCTCCCATAGAGGTAGGCCTTGCTCAATCGTCGGAAGCATCTTCTCGGCGAACGCCGTGCAGAACTCCTTCTTGATTTCGAACCCGAAGCCTCTACGGCCCAGATTCGCCGCCGCAATCAGTGTCGATCCGGACCCGGCGCAGGGGTCGAGGACGACGTCGCCTGGATTCGTGAACAACTCAATCAGACGCTCAAGCAGCGCTATGGGCTTCTGGGTCGGATGAATCTTCGGCGCTCGAAGGTCCCGCGACCAGTCCATGATGTTGAAGACCATCTGCCCGCGGTTGTTGAAAAGTGGAAGCTTGTCGCGATACAGGACCAGCCCGTACTCGGCATTCCCCACGATGCGCATGTTGGCCTTGAGCACCTGTGGCGAGAAGTTCTTACGAAACACTAGGTTGATGTAGTTCTTGAAGCCACACGCTCTTGCTGCCTCAATCAGGGGTGCCTGTTGGTCGAAGGCGCAGAACACGATCATGCATGGTGCCGCCCCCCGTTCCTTTGGTTCAGGCTTGAGTAGACGGCTGGCGAAATGCATGAACTCGGGGATGCGAAAGTCCTTGTCTGTATCGAAGAACTGTTTCCCCGCCACCGCTGAGGTGCCATTTTTGTTGTCACCGCCGACATACCATTGCGGGTTGCTGCCGTAGGCATCGGCCCCTGTGTTGTAGGGAATGTCGGCGATGATGAGCTGAGCGCGAGGCGTGTTGTAGCGCTTGTGGTTCTGGAAGTGGTCGTTCACGAGCGTTGGCATCATGGCTGGCTTCCTTTCAGGGCTGGTAGAACGCGGCGGTCGCGACGAGCACGATCGCGGCGAGGGTGATGACGGTGTTGATGGCGAGGGCTTGGAGGTGAGTGCAGGACTTCACGACAGCTCCCTGCCGTCGAGCCACACGCGGATGTTGTTGCCCTTTGCGGATACGCCGACCTGTAGGACGTGACTGTCGGTGCGTACGGACAGCGATCGGAGTCCCCGGTATTCGCAGTTCCTTTCGACCGACATCGGCCCCCACGTGAATCCGTATTGGGTGATGTGATCGGTCATCGCCGGGCCTCCTGTCGGTGGTCGCCGCTACGGTGCGCGCATGGCGTGGTGTTGGTGGGATGGTGTGGAGTGGCGGCAGACCGAGCGGGGTGTCGTCGAGACGATCCCGGCGGCGTGCCCTCAGTGCGGTGTGGCGTGGTCGACACCGGATCGGATGCTGATCCTGCGGGACAACGCGGTCCGGTCGTGGGGTGCGCCGCCGGACGGGTCGACGACGGCGACCGTCTTCTACGAGTGCCTGCACTGCCCGCAGCTCGTGTATGTGCGACGCCGCTAGGCACGACGGTTCACCTCCGCTTCGACGAGTCGCAGGTCTTCCCACCGGATGCGCTGGTGAACATGCACGCCGTCGCCGATGGGGTACGCCATGTGCAGCCAGCCGTCCGCCTGCGGTTTCCGGCCCTTGGCGTGTTCGCGGTCGAGGATGCGCCTCCGATTGCTGGCTGGGATGACGTCGCGGCACTGCTCCGACCACTCGATCTCGGGCGGCAGGTCTGGACTGTCGGTGACCGCCTTGTGCACGATCTGCAAGAGGTCAGCCACGGTCGGCCTCCCCGTCGAGTACTGCTGCGGCGTGCGCGAGTATTGCGTGCACGCTGGCGGCGGCGATCGTGTCGGACCGGGCCGCTCCGGCAGGCATCGCGACGCCTTCCCGGACGAGCCGCTCGGCCTCGCGGTAGTGCTCGGCCCCTGTCACGACGACGCCTCCCCGTCGAGTGCGCGGATGGTCGGGCACGGGTGTGGTTCGCTGATGCATTCCTGGCACCGCTGCTCGTCGGTGCCGCGACAGTCGACGGGCGAGTGGAGAAGTCGGACGCGCAGCTCTGCTGCCCCGGCTTGGTCGGTTTCGCGGCGCAGGCTGGCGATCGCGTCGAGTGCGTCACCGTGCGTGCCGATGGGCCCACCAGCCGCGAGGGCCAGGTGATGCCAGATGTCGGCCTCGCGGGCGTGCGCCTGGTGGAGGAGACGGTGAACATCGGCGAGGTGCGGAGAGTCAGTCACGATCGGCCTCCCCGAGTGCGCGGCGGACGCGTTCTTCGCGGTGGAGGGTGGCGCGTGCTTCGGCTCGCTGATGCGCGGCGATGGCGGTGACCAGGTCTTCTTGGCTGAACTCGCAGTAAAGGACGTCCCACCCGCTGGCCGCGGCCAGCCGCGCTGCCTGTGGTCGCGCCACACGCGCAGCGCCACGTGGACGTCGACGGGAGGTCGAACAGCGCCAGTTCACTCATCGCCCTCACCCGCCTCGGCGAGGACGACGTCGATGACGGCGCGGATGCCGTCACGCCACGGGGCGGTGTCCCGGCTGCCGAGCGGCGCACGGCTGGCCTGAGCCTCGGCGGCGCGGTTGTAGGCGTCGATCGACTCGTCGATCAGGGCGTCCATCTTGGCGTCGGCTGCGGACTTCTCCTGCGCGGCCTTGCGCTCGGCTTCGAGGCGGTCGATGAGCAATCCGCAGTTGTACGAGGTCTCACCGTGCCTTTCCAGAACCGCCAGCGCGGCACGCAGCGTGTCGACGTCGTCAGACTCGGGGACGAGGCGGTGCAGGACGGTGACGTCGACGTCGCGGACCCAGACGGAGGCGGGTCGATTCAGGCGCCATTGCAGGTAGTCCTCGGGGTCGACGCGCTCCCCGACGAACACGCGGTCGCCCACACGGATGCGGAACACGTCGTCGGGCTTGCAGGTGGTGGGGTCGATGCTCATTCGGTCACCGCCTCGGCGAGGAGCCCTGCGCGTGCGAGGCGCTTGACGATGTTGCGGGCGGCGTGGTGGCGCGCGACTTCCTTGTCGTAGAGGAGGTCATCGATCTCCCACGCAGCCTTCTCGATCAGCGCTTCCAGTGCCGCGTCCTTGGCCTCGGGGACAAGGCGGTGCAGCTCCGCGATCTGTGCGTCGTCGCACCAGAGGAGGTTCCCCTGGAACGGGACGAGCCACTGGTGTTCACCGTTGGAGTCAAGGCGCATGCCGACAGTGGTGCGTCCGTTGCGGAGTGTGACGAGGTACGGCTCATCGGGGTTGCAAGCGGCGGGGTCGAGGATGGTCATGGCTGGTCCTGTTCGTAGTCGTCGGGGAAGGGCGGGAACGTCTGGTCGGGCGCGTAGTCGAACGTGTCCGGCGGGTCGAAGTCGATGTGGTCGTTGATGGCGTCGCGGCGCGCATCCGACAGGTCACACACGACGACCCGCCTCGTGGACACAGGACGGGCACGGGCAATCAGCCGCGGCCTCCGGGTACCGGTCGATGAACTCGGCATACTTGCGTTCTGCTTCGGCGAGAAGGTCGTCGATGCGGATGGTCTTCCGGCCTTGGCCGCGAGCTTTCTGCAGGTCTCCGAGCAGGAACGTCGAGATGGTGATGTGCCGGCGTAGCTCCTCGCGTTGGGCGGCTTCCTGTTTCTGGACCATGTCGATCCAGTCGATGGCGCCCTTGGCGATCTGGCGGCAGTGGAATTCGAGGGTGTCGCGGGACATGCCGGACAGGTCGCGGGTGGCCTCGTTGCGGAGTTCAGAGGGTCGCACTAGTCGACCGCCTCGTACGTCGCGGCGAACACTGACGCTTCGCACGGGTAAAACTCGCCTTCGATGCCCTTGATGATCCAGTCACCGGTACGGAGGTTGATCCAGGTGCTGTGGAGCCTGTCGCGGATCACCGCGCTGTATCCGGCGGCCTGGCGCTGCTCCACCTCGTTGCCGGAGATCAGCTCCATGTCGTCGTCCCAGCAGCCGAACACCTCATAGGCGTCGTCCTCGCCGAGGACCATGAAGTCTGTGGCGACGGCGTGTGGGCTGCCGTTGTTGTTGCGGGAGACGACGTGCCGCGTCCACTCCCACAGGTCGTCGGCGCGGTCGTACGTGCCGTCCCACTGCATCGCCTCGATGACGACGGGCTTCTTGCGGTACTTCGCGGCCTCAGTGGTGTCGGTCATGGTGTCCCTTTCGGATCGGTGGAATGAACTTGGTGGTGGTGGTCTCGGCGGGAGTCGAACCCGCGCCCCGACCTGACGGGGCGTGCGCGCCAATGTGCGGCAAGACCTGGGGTGTCGTCCGGCCCCGCAACCCCACGAGACGGGGCCGGACGACGGTCTGGGGCTGACTTACTGGGAGGCGGCGGGCTGCTGGGCGAGGATCGCCTGCTTCTGCTCGGGCGTGAACGTGGCCCACTGCTCGGCGGTCCACGGTGCGGGGATGGTCTCGACCGGAGCTGCTGCAGGCGGCGGTGCGGCGGCTGCAGGTGCCGACTGTGCTGCCGCGTTCATCTGGTCGCCGAGCGACGGCTCGACGTAGCTGGCGGCGTAGAGCTTCCGGGGGTTGTCCGGGTTCTGCGAGTCGGGGTCGGTTCCGGTGAACGTCACCGTCAACTTCCCGCCCAACGAGTTCGCCGACTCGAGGGCTTTGTTGATCACCGCGTACAGGCCGCCGGGCTTCGCGTTGACCGTTGCGTACAGGGCGCGGCGACCGTCATCGCCGGAGATCGAGGCGTCGACTGCGCACTGCAGCGTCAACTTGATCTGCATCTTCGGGCGGGTGCGGGTGTCCTTGTCCCAGAACGCGGGCGGACCCTGACCGTCCTTGCGGAACTCGGTCTCCTGCTGCGGTTCGCCGATCTCGATGAGCGTGCCGGTGTGGGTGGTGCCGACCTCGGGGAACTTGAGGCTGGCGGTGGACATGGGAGGCAACAAAGCCACGATGTTTTCCTGTTCTGTGCTGGTGAAACTGATTGGGTTCACTCACGCCGACAGGCGCGAGAGTCGTGAGAGGTTGTCCGGCACCGCATTGGCGCCGGCGCACTGGAACGGCGACGACGGGGTCGCCGACCGGAACGGGCAGAAGAAGCACTCGTCACTGTTGGTCGCCAGTTCGGCGATCAACTCGGGTGCGTCCGTGAAGGTGTCCGCGCACGCCTGCAAGTCGTCGAGGCGGTCGAGGGCGTCGGTGACCAGCTGGTCGTCGTACGGTTCGGACCATTCGACGGCGTCCTTCAACATCCCGCCGCGCGGGAGGAACACGATCCCGACGCGCTCGATCGCCAGACCGGCGTTGCGGGCTCCACGCCCGTAGCAGTGGGCCTGGATGCGGTACACCTGCGACGGCCCGTGCTTGCGGTAGTGCGCCAGTCTCTGCGTGGACGGGAACTTCCAGTCCCACACGTGGTGCTCGTCGAGGTCGATGAGGTCCGACGTCCCCGACAGGCCCTCGCGGACGACGACCGGGAACTCCGGCAGATACCGGGCGCGGCCGAGCGCGGTGTTGGCGCGCTGCACGAACGTTTCGAGCTGGTCGTGGGCACCGGTGCCGACCACGCTGGGGAGCGGGTCGCCGCCATCGTTGACGCGGGGTGCGCCGTACAGCTTGAGGGCGATCTGCCGGTCGCATCCGCCGCCGACCTCCGACGGGCCGATGCGTTTTTGCAGTGACCGCGGTTGTCGTTTCGCGCCGTCGACGATCAACTGCCGGATCTCGTGCCGCAGGGGGCTCGTCGGCGTCACGGTGCCACCGACCGTCGACTGTCGATGCCCCACAGTCCGTCCGGGATCGGCTTGTTGAGCTGCTTGAACCGGCGGATCATCGTCTTCGCCGACAGGTGCATCCGCCGCAAAGCTGCCGCGGGGGGCATCTGGCAGGTGGTGGTGAGGAACAGGTAGTCGTGCACGTCGAGGCGCACTTCGGTGTCGTCGGTCCGCCGAGGTGCGCGGAGCGGCGTCAGTTTGGAAATGTCGCGGCCCCGCAGCTGCCACTGCATGGAGTGGGTGAAGCACAGTCCTTTGGCGTGCTGTGTGTGGTCGCAGCCTGCGAACGTGCAGGTCCGCGACATGGTCGGCGCGGTCACTGGACGACCTTGAACGTGCGGGTCTCGGACAGGGTCGTGAACTCTTCGACGAGTTCGGGGTGCGCGGCACGCAGCGCCTTCTGGTCCAGGGAACGGCGCTTGCCGAACTTCCAGGTGACGACGGGGACGCCGAGGATGGTGCCGGTGTCGTCGTCGCCGAGGGCGTCCTCGATGCGGCCGCGGAGCGTCTTGAGTTCCTCCTCGATGGCGGCCTTGGCGGAGGTGAGGTCCTGGTAGCGGCGGATGTCGTCGAGGATCGGTTCGAGTGCTGTGCTCATGCTGCGGTGTCCTTGGTGAAGTAGAGGTCGCCGTCGGTGACGCGAGGTGCGAGCACGTCGTCGGTGTCGAGGTGCTCGGCGCCCGGGTCGGGCTCGGAGAGGAAGTAGAGGGTGGCGGCGGATGCGCCAGCGAGTGCGCCGAGAATGAGGAAGAACAGGTGCATGGCGGGGCCTTTCAGAGGGTCTTGCGCGAGTTGAGCCAGGTGGTGATGTCGGCGGGATCCCAGCGGAGGATCCGGCCGACTTTGAATGCCGGCGGGAGGTAGCCGCGGTGCCGCATCCGGTGAACGGCGGCGGGTGTGGTCTGCAGGAGGTGCGCGACGTCGTCGACGGTGAGGAACTGGTCAGGTGGGGCGGGGAGGCTGGCCGTGCTCATGCCGACACCGCGAGTTCTCGGACGACGGCCTGCGTTTCGAGGACGTCGGCTTTGAGCGCGTGGAGGTGCTGCTTCTCGTGCTCGAGTGCGCGGATGCTGGTGCCGAGGTGGCGGTGGACGTACGCTGCGGCGGTCGTCTCGAAGATCCGCTCGGCCCACGCCGCACGCCGAGCCGCATCACGGCGAGCGGCCATTGCGGCACGCCGCTCCGCACTCACTGCACCGGGCATCGTCGCCCGGCCCTGCGCGGTCATGCCGACACCGCCATCGTCGCGACCTGACCCGACCCGCCCAGCCGCTTGTGCAGCTCAGCGAGACCCTTCGACGTCACGCGAATCGTCGGCGCAGGGAGCTCCGTCTCCCCCGTCCGCTCGTTGAGGAACGGCTTACCCATCTTCTCGACGAGCCGCCCGCAGTCGACCTGCGTCTGGTACGCCGTCCAGCTGCGACGCGGACCAGAGCGGTACACCCATCCGATCCCGGCCATGAATGCGAACAGTCGGTCGCGGCCGATGCTGATGCTCGGGTCACGCGAGAGGATCTTCGCGGCATCGCCGACGGCGTAGTCCCCCGCCGCAGCAGCCATGTGCGACCACGCCGACGCCGGCGCTTCCAGCGCGGCCGCGTGACGCTCGGCCGCGACCCGCGCCGCGGCCTCACGGTCCGCCCGGTCCTCCGCCTCAAGGGCCATCGTCAGGATGTCCCGACGCGACAACTCGGTGACGGACCGGCGCCGCAGATCGAAGAACGCACGCACGAGCGACTTCTTGAACTGCTTCACGACCTCGCTGTTCCGCATGTACGTGAGGAGCAGCGTCGCATGCTCCTCCATGAGCACCGCATGTCGACTCGGGCGGCCGACCTGGCCCTCGACTTTCCCGATTTCAAATCGGAGAACTCCGAACTCCTCGAAATCGGACAGGTTGTCGTCGAGCAGTCGCATCACGGACTCGTGCTGTGATCCGGTGCCTTCGGCGATGATGAGAGATGTCGTCGTCAGTGTGCCGTCGTCAGCCGCTGCGACAAGTGCGACGTCGGGTTGGTTGGTATCGTTCATGGTGAGACTTCCGTTCTCGTGAAGGCCGTCGTCCTGTGTCCGCAGGCGGCGGCCGTTTCTATGCGGTCAACTTGGTCACGATCAGGCCGTCGATCGGTCGCCCTGTGGCGCCGCGCAGCTTGACGAGCGTTCCGATGGATGGGCTCGTTCGGCCGTGACGCAGGTTGCGGACGGTTGCTCCGGTGAGCCCGAGTCGTGCTGCGAGCTTCTCGTCGCTCGGCTCCCCCAGCGCTTGGCGCGCCTCGTCGAGTACGGCGGGGTCCAGGACGTGGCGGAGGCCGACATCGAACGCGGCCATGTTCAGTGCGTTTGTCATCTCTCACCTCCTCTTTTGCGCATCGTCCGCAACTCTTGCGGCGATGACGCAAGCTTTGCACACGTTGCGCGACTTACGCAAGTGTGATTTCGAAACTGGACGACTTCGCAGGTCAGATAGTGCGCAAAGATTGCGCATTAACGCATGTTCATTTACTGTCGACACATGGAGACCACCGATTGGATCGCGGGACTGCCCGCCACCACGACACGCGAGATTGCCAAGAGATCCGGCATCTCGGAGCGCACACTTCAGCACCAGGTGACGACCGGGCGAGTCACGATGGAGAACATCGCGAAGATCGCCATCGCCTACTCCATCCACCCGCTTCGAGCCCTCATCGATACCGACTACATCGACGAGGCATGGAGCCAAGTTCCCGACGTGACAGCAGCGCTACGACTCGCATCGAACGATCAGCTCGCCGACGAGATCCTCCGGCGACTCAATGCCGCAGGTGACGCGGGGATCGAGGAGCCAGCTGTATTTACTGAACCTGTAGACGACCTCGCTGCACGTCGCACACACGGAAGACTGTCGGACGTGCCGGATAGGTTCGCCGCATCCGACCGCGATCACGACTCGAAAATCCCCGACAGTCACGACCTCGGCGAAGAGTCCCAGGACCCCGACCAGCACTAGGAGCCCCGTTGCTATTCCATCCCTGGCGGTGGCTCACCGACCGACACCCGCGCATCGACGTCGTCTGGCAGGAACTTCCAGGCCGCCGCGCAGGCTATTGGGACGGTGGTCGAATCATCGTCCTCGACCCGCGCCTCACCCAGGCCGGACGCAGGTCGACCCTCGCCCACGAGCTCGTCCACGTCGAACGTGGCCTCATCCCGATCGATCCTGTTTTGTTGGCGAAGGAAGAACGCTGCGTTGACGAAATCGCCGCACGACAACTCATCACGATCGACATGCTCGTCGACGCGCTCCGGTGGTGCCAACGAGGGACCGGCGCGCAACTTGCCGACGAGGTGTGGACCGACCAGCACGCTCTGAACGTGCGGCTCGCGACGCTGACCGCCGTCGAGCGTCGTGCCATCGAGGACGCGCTCGCCGACACGGAGTGGGTCGCGTGACCGACGACGACCGCGCACTGATCGACTTCGCCGCGAAACAGTGGCGCAGCCCCGGCGCCCACGCCGCCGCCGTCCGCACAGAACTCGGCCTGTCCGTCACGCGGTACTGGCAGCGGATCGGCCGTCTACTCACCGATCCGGAGGCGCTCGCCTACTCCCCCGTCGTCATCAACCGACTCCGCAGGATCGCCGGCCATGGGTAGGAGACGCCTCGAAGTCGGCGAACACGGCACCATCCGAGTCGAGACCCTCGGCCCGAAGCACCAGCGCGCCTACACGCGGATCCGGTGCCGCGACGGCATCATCCGGAAGGTCCAGGCCGACGGCCAGTCGAAGCAGGCGGCACGCGATGCCGTCGTCGCGCGGGCTAACGACGTCGCCGCGTCGACCGGACGAGCTCGACCCGGGTCCGCCGTCGCTGAACTCACCCCGGTGACGCTCGTGTCGGTGCTGGCTGACAAGTGGTGGGAGCAGAAGAAGCAGTCCGGTGACCTCGCGCCGCAGACGATCCCCGACTACGCGGCGTACAACGAGACGATCAAGGGCCGGATCGGCGAACTGCAGATCCGGCAGGTCACCCCCGGCACCCTGGAATGGCTGATCGAGGCGGAGGCGCCGGGGCAGTCGTCGAAGGGCGCGAACCTACGCCGCCAACTGCGCGCGATGTTCGCACTCGCGATCCGGCACGACGCGTACGACGGCGAGAACCCGGCCCGCGAGATGGCGGTCGCCAAGTCTCAACGCGCACCGACGCGCGCGCTGACTGTCGACGAGCTGCAGGCGTACCGGAAGGCGATCCGCGCGTGGGTGACGCCGCCGGTCGACGAGGACGGGAAGCCGAAGCGCCGCGGCGGCCGACCGCGTTCGACAGACATCGTCGACATCGTCGACATGCAGGTGGCGACCGGCGCACGTATCGCGGAAGTCCTAGCGTTGCGGTGGTGCGACATCGACCTCAACGGCGAGAAGCCGACGGCGTCGATCTTCGGGACACTCGTCCGACTGCCCGGCGGCACAGCGAAGGGTGCCGGGCTCATCCGGCAGGAGCACCGCAAGGCGAAGGACCGCCTCATCGTGACACTGCCGGCGTTCGCCGTTGCGATCCTGCTGCGACTCAAGGTCACCGCCGGGTCGAATCCGCACGATGTGATCTTCACGTCGGCGTCCGGCACTCTGCGGTCGCCAGAAAATCTGCGGACCCAGCTGCGGAAGGCGCGCGGCAAGGAGTGGGCGTGGGTACAGCCGCACACGTTCCGCAAGACGGTGGCGACGCTGATCGACGCGGAGGCCGGCGTCGAAGCGGCGGCCTCGCAGCTCGGCCACAAGGGGACCGCGGTGACGTCGAAGCACTACGTCGAGCGGTCCGCTGTGATGGTCGCTGGGGACGCGTCGGAGATCCTCGAGAAGCTGGCTCCGGATGACGCCTGATCCGGCGTTTATCCGGCACTTTGAAACGAGAAAGTCGGGAACCTGTGGATAACTATGGATCGAGAATTTCAACTGTTTCACCAGTTCAGGGCCCATTTTCTCGTCCGAGAGCATCCAAAGTTATCCACAGGATGACGCCCCTTCGCTCTGACTAGGTCAGGAGTTCGATTCTCCTAGGCGGCTCTCTACGACGCAGGTCAGGCACGGTTTCTGGCCTGCGTCGTTTCTGTTCAAGAGTCCCAATCCGCCACTTATCCGCCACTTTGAGTCGGAACCATCGCACATTGCCGCGAGTCCGATGTGAGGGTGATAGAAAGTATCACCATGCCCGACGACCCGCTCACCGACTACACGTGGCCTCCGATCCTGCGCAATCGTGGCGAAGGGTGGGACCAGTTCTTCGATCTCGCATTCCTCATCGTTGGCATGGTGGCGGGCCTCGTTCTAAGCGCCTTCGGCTGGTGGTGCGTGATCCCGGTCTTAGTCGCGTTCGCGATCCTGGGCGCAAAGTACTGCTTCAAGGAGGCGAAGAACGAGCAACGAGCGGCCGATTCGCGCGTGAAGGACACTGCCGTTGCAGACGCAGAAGCGAAGGTCAAGCGGATTCGGAAGGCCGCGACCCAGTACTTCGATGAACTGAACGAGTACTGGTTGACGCTGATCGAGGATCGCATCGCATCTCCACAGGCCCAGGTCCTGAAGGCTGTGGCAACCGATGACGCCGAGACACGGAAGGTTCTCGCCGCGAACGCTCGGACAGCGCTGCTCAGCCTCGCATGCGCCGACGTTCTCGGAACCGAAGGAGCGAGGGTACGAGTGAACCTCTTCGAGCTCCAAGAGGATGGAGTGTTCCGCTGCGTTATGCCACCGGCAGGTCGGGGCGGGTGCTCGACACGCGAGTTCACGCCGGACACTGAGACGTACATGGCAACGATGGCCGGCGATGCGCGCTTCATCGGCAACGTCGCCGAAGAGATCCCCGAAGAGGCCGAGTCGCTTGCCTACGAGACGTTCGCCACCGTACCTGTCGGCTCCTCGGATATGAAAATCTGGGGCGTTCTCACGGCCGACGCGCCGAAAACCGGTGAGCTTCGAGAGGATTTCGACATACCGTTGATGCAGGTATACGCTGGATTAATTGGTATCGCGTTCGCTTGTGAGCGGTTCCCCAAGCGGCGAAAGGTTCGTAACGGTACCGTTGGAAACGAAGGAGGCACGCCATGAACAACCCCACTCATGACAAGCGCCATGTCCGCGGATCGATCGCGGATTCTGTAGACGCTCGAGCAGTTGACCTGCTTGAGTCGAACCCGGAGGAGTACATCCGACTGACTAAGCGTCGCCGCCTGCCGTTCGGCTTCAACGCCAAGAAGCAGGACGAAGCCTAGTCGGCTAGACCACTTGAACCGCCCTGCACTCAGCCCGAGTGCGGGGCGGTTTCGTATTCAAACAGCGGCAGCCCCGACGCCCCGTGACGGCCGAGCCACCGGTACGGCGTCATCACCACTTCAGGCACCTCGTCGTCATCGCGACGGATCACCGTCGGCACCGCCAGGACCGCATCGAGCGCGACGGCGTTATGTTGGCGCCCGTCGTGTGGGCCGCCGTGGAGCTCGACATCGATCAAGTTCGAACGCCCCTCTAGGATCCGTCATCGTGCTCGGGACACAAGGTTCCTGTCGCGGCACCCACAACAGCGGCCGCTCCTGACGCAGTCCAAGTCGGGTTCGTTCTGAGCATCGATTCGACTGCCTCAACACGATCGTGACCTCGGTCGAGGTACGCACAGATCTTGTATCCGAGCCTGATCATCCCGGCGCGGCCAGACTGCACGGATATCCCTGCGACGTTAACAGTGTCGATGAACGAGTCCTCGTTGATGTCGCGAAGTTCTTCCGGGCTGAACGACACTGAGGGCGCAGTCGACACCTGCTCTGCCGAGGTCTGCGGTGCCGGGCTTGTGGACTCAGACGGTAGGGCGGCAGGTGCCGTGGCGGAAGTTGATGCATCGTCACGTGCGTTTGACGCATCGAGTCCTCCCTCGGAAGGATCTTGGACCGCCGACAGCACCAAGCCGAGCACGAGAAGTACCGCGCCGACCGCCCAAAGAATGTATGGAGGCTTCTTCGATGGGTCGCGATGCTTCCTGATCAAGATGGCACCCGCCACTATCGCCAGGAGAAGCACAATGGCACCGGCATACGGGGCAGCAGCGTACTGCTGATCCGGATCTTTGACTGCCCCAGGAAATCCTACGAGGATCAGCCCACCAAGAATCACCATGACCACACCCAGCCGAGCCAAGGCAGGCCTGCGCCGTTTCGTCCCGTAGGCCGGCGGCTCGTAGGGTGGAGGAGGGAAGGGCGGTGTACTGCTCATGCGGCCCCTTACGAGGGTTCGGCACCTCACGTCGTGTGAAGTCAGCTGGCGAAATCAGAGTACTGAACCACAGCGGTGAATTCGGACAATGCCGTACGAACAGATGAAGTTCGGCAGGGATCGTAACTCTGCGCCGCTTCGCGGCGATGCTTCCGATATGACCGCACCTCAGCCCAATCCGCACCAGCAGCAGCCACAGGGCTACGCACCCCAGCCCGGCTACGCTCCGCCGCAACAGGGCTACCAGCAGCCCTACCCGCCGCAGAGCTACGCCCAGCCCGTCTACCAGCAGCCCGTCCAGCAGGCCGCCAGCGGTGCCCAGTACGTCCGCCAGCAACAGGGACACTCCATCATCAAGCACATCCTGCTCGGCTGGGTCACGATGTACATCTACACGATCTACCTCGCGGTCAGCCCGAACCACTACTTCCACGCCTGACGCTGAACGCAGAAATGCGCCCCAACCTCCGAAGAGGTTGGGGCGCATTTCCGTTCAACAGCGGCAAGACCTTCTACGACGGGTCCTCCGGGTGATGCTTCGCCGCGATCGCATCCTGACGATCCAGGCGGACCGCGAGCTCGTCGAGCCGACCCGCGAGCGCTTGATCACCCGCACGCCGCGCGACGCGATCCTCACGGACCTCCGCACCGATCGTCTCGACGAGCGCTTTGACCTCGCCGACGGCGTCGGACACGTCGTCGAGGTCGTATCGCATCGGCCGCTGATGCGAGTTGACCGTCGACTCCCGGATCTCCTCGATCGTCTTCGCCTGCTCCTCGACCTGCTTCGCCGTCTCTTCGTGCCGCACACCGCCCTTTCGGGCGATCACGATCGCGGTGACGCCGGTGACTGCCGCCGCGATCAGCCCGGCGCCGTTGTCGATGAGTCGAGCAAGGAGATCGAAGACGCTGTCGGCTTGGGCCTGCTCCGCGACCCACACCGACCACGCGGCGATCACTCGCCGCCGCCATTGGTGGGGACGTTGCGGTCAGCGAGGACGTTGCCCGCGCCGCCGAGGATGACCGCTGCGAGGCCCAACCACTGGGCGGCCTCGTCCTGCGACATGCGGCCGTACACCACGGCGACCGCCGCGAGCGCGATCAGGAATCGGTAGATGAGCCGGCGGCGTGCCGGGGTCAACTCGATACGCTTCATGCGACCACCCGCCGATCACGCACGAGCGCCTTCAACTCGTCGATCGCCGCACCGAACAAGATCTCCCGCGACCCGGCACCGTCGGCGTCGTCGATGACGACAACCGGTGTCGCGACCGGGCGTTCGGGCGCGCACATCTCGTGGAACTCACGGACGTCGGCGAGCGCCTGCTCGTCCTGCTGGACGTCGCGAACCTCGAACGGGATGCTGTGCTTGGTCAGCATCTTCTTCATGACTGCGCACGGACCACACCCTGGCTGCGCGTACACGACAGCGGAGATCACGCGACCGCCTCCAGCTGCACGACGATGCCCGACGGCGACCACGTCAGGCGACCGTGCTCGAACCGCTGAGTGATGTTGTCAGTGCCGGGCACCTTCTCCTCGTCCGACAGCGGCCAACCCAGCGGTCCCTGCTCGGACTTCATCGCTGCGTAGTGCTCGCCGATCCGACCGTGAACGACGTGGCCCTTCGGATCACCGCCTGCCTGGACGAGCAGTGTGCCGCCCTCGAAGTACTGCACCCGGCCGCCCTCGACGACAGCGTGCGGGTAGAACGGGAACCCGAGCTCACCGCGCTCCCACCCGCGCGCAGCCCACGCATCGAACAGGCCACCGTCGTGCGGGACCGCGATCGCGCGCTTAGCGCCGTTGCGCCAGTAGACGTGGCCTGCGGCGAACTCTGCCCACGCTCCGATGAGCTTGCCGTCAGCTCCGAACAACTTGTTCTCGCCGACTGTGAGCCGCTTGCCGATCCACGCCTTCGACGCCTCGGCGGCCTCGTTGATGAGGTTCGGCAGCGGTGCAGGCTTCGGAGCGCCCTTGATCAGTCGTCCGACGTCGGCGCGGGCAGCGTCCATGTTGATGCCGGTCGGGTCGATCTTGCCCTCAGACGAGTACTCGCGGTGGCCGGCGGCCATGCTCGCGCCGAACCCGGCCTTGCGTGCGATCGCCGCCGTGCCGCGCCGGTAGGCGTCGAGCTGGACTGCGGGCCACGGCTGACCGCGACCGTCGTTGACGGCCTCGATTCCGATGGTGTGGTAGTTCGCGTTGTTCGTGGGCCAGCCCGGCCACGAGCCGCGGCCGGCGTGCCAGCAGACTCCGGCGGCGATCACGCGGTACGTGCCGTCGCGCTCGAGGACGAGCTGCGCCAGCGGTCCGGGCAGATCGGGTCGACCGTCGCGGACGATGCGCCAGTCGCCGGACCCGCCGCCCGCGGTGTGGTGCCAGATGATGCCGCGGATGTCGAGGAAGTCGCCGTGGCCGCGCTGCTTCCAGCCCGGCTCCTCGATTACCTTCAGTCCTTCGGCTCGCAGTACATCCGCGAGCCACGTCGGGTCGCCTCTCCAGGTCATGTCATTCTCCTCGTGAAATGCGAATGGCCCCGCCGGTGAGCGGGGCCGTTGGGTGGATGGTCGGAAGGTCGTCAGTCGACGATGTAGCGCAACTGGGCGGTGAACACGAGTCCTTCGGTGTACTGGTTGACGATGCGCGGGTACCCGGTGTCCGGCTGAGCGGGTGACGACGCCGCTGACCGCCACGCCCTCATGCGGACATCCACCGATGACGACGCAGCGAACACCAGCGCCGACGTCGCGCCTGCCGAGCACAGGACCTGCGCCCGCCAGTCCATGAGGCCACCGGTCGGTGTCGCCAGGTGTGCTGGGCACCAGCGGTCCGTCGTGTACGTCCCGACCGGCGCGGGCAGCGCGACACTGATGTTTCCCCACCGGAAGTCGCTGCCGGAGGTGCCTTTCCGGACCTCGAGTTCGCCGTACAGCATGTTCCGGATGATCTTGTAGCGGCCGACCATGATGCCGCCAGTACCGAGAACGACGTTGCCGCCGCCCGCCGACGTGAGCTGCGGAGTCCACGTCGACCACGGCTGCAGATTCGACTCGATGACCGACCACGAACCGTCGACCAGTCGCCTGTACCGCCACGCGTTCGTGTCCGTGACGAGCTCGGTGCCGACCGGTGCGTCGACCAGCTGAATCCACTGCGCCTGCAGCGTGTGCAGCGGGCCGCCCTTCCCTCCGTACGGGGCGATCGGGAACACCGCAGACCCGGTGAGTTGACCGGTGTTCGGCGCTACGCGCACGACGGCGAGCGGAGCCTCGTAGACGGTGCCCGGTGTGCGGGTCGGTGTCGGCGGGTTCACCGCGCCCGGCGTGCCCTGCTTGATGTCGAGGACAGCCGTCGACGCACCGAGGCCCGCCCACACCAGTCGCAGGACCACCAGATCGAGGCGGACCTGGCTGCCGGTGTTCGCTGCGAGCTGCAGCTGTCGGGCCGCCGTTTCGACGGTGGACACACCGCAGACGAGTGCACTGCCGGCGGCGACCTGGACGGTGCGCTGCAGGCCGGTGACCGCGGTGACCTTGTAATCGTCCGGGGTGCGGACCATGAACGGGACACCTGCGCGCGCCCACCGCCCGGCGCCGGTCGACTCTGTGACGGTGCCTTGGGTGCCGAAGTAGGTGATCGCCATGTCAGGCCACCGAGTACAGCAGCGACAGGACGATCACCTTCGGGTTCGACTTCGCGGTGCCGATGAGCGGGATGCCCTTCCCGGTGCCGTTCGTGGAGTCGGTGGCGCGCATCGGCTTCATGCGGCAGTCTACGCCCGACGTCGGCGAGTACATGAGTGCGGTCGTCTCGCCGCCCTTCACTAGTGCTTGGATCGGCCAGTCCATCAAGCTCTCATCCGTGGTGTACAGGTGGCCTTCGAGCCACCGGTCGGCGAAGTTCGTGTCCGGGCCATAGCCGGGTGGCATGTCGATCGTCAGGTCACCTGCTCCGAAGTTCCATCCCGCCGACCCGGTGCGGACCTCGATCTCACCGATCAGGAACTGGTCGACGACCTTGAACCGGCCACGTCGCACACCGCCGGTGCCGAGGCTCGCTGTTCCGGCCTGGACGTTGCCGTCGCCCTTGAACCGGATGATCGGGTCGAAGTACTTCCACGGGCTGTTGACGTCGGTGACGAGCGTCCACGACCCATCCGAGTTCCGGCGGTACGTGCGCGTGGTGCCTTCGATGGCCATCTCGGCGCCGGTTGCGCCGTCGGCGATCGAGCAGTACGACTCCTGCGCGATCCGCATCCGACCACCGAGGCCACCGTAGGTCGCGACGTTGAAGATGTTCGGGCTGGTGATCGTCGACACCGACGTTCCGACCGACACGACCGCGAGCGGCATCTCGTACATCGCGCCTGCCGATCGGGTGAGCGTCGGGACGGTGCTCGACCCGGACGTTCCCTGCTTGACCACGATCGACACCGTCGACGACGCGCCCGCCCACACCACGCGCAGCACGACGACATCGAGTCGTGTGCCACCCGAGTTTGCGGCGAACGTCAGCGACGTCGCTGCGTCGGACTTCACGGTCACGCCGCATACCTGTGCGGTACCGGCGGCGACCGACACGGTACGAGTTCCTGCGGCGGTGGTGACTCGGAGGTCGTTCGGGCCGTCGACGAGTGCGGGCGGAGCGATCCGGAGGAACCGTCCGGCCTCCTGCGACTCGCTGACCGGGCCTTGGAACCCGGCAGTGGACATCACCATCAGCGTCTCCTTCGTTCTGCGGCGACGTTCGCCGCGAGTTTCCGCACCGCCTGGACGACGACGGCCTCGGGTGGTGGGGTGGGTGCGCCGATGCGCGGCGTGTACCCGACTTCGCCGTTGTCGCTGGCGGCGAGCTTGATCTGGCTGATCGGTGACCGCCAGTCGATCCCGGCGACCTGGCCGCCTGCGAGGTCGCCGAGCTGGTAGTCGTCCCACGCCGACCACGGCATGGCGTCCTCGACGGTGAAGTTCGCCGTGACGCCGCCGCGGACTTCGGCGAGCTTCGCCGCGCCCTTCTCCACGGGGTCTGAGGTGCCGGCGTCGACGTAGATCTCGGGGAGCCCGTACTTGCCGAGGCTCGCCGCCAGGTCGTCATCGCGCAGCTGTGTGTACTGCTTGTTCACGCCGTCGCCGGTGCCGCCGATCGTCGCCGTGTGCGCCGTCGGCGCAGTGAACGTCAGGTTGCCCTTGACGAGTTCGGCTTCGTCCCACAGCAGCCACGGCTGGACGCGCATCGGGACCGCATCGACGATGACGGTGCCCGGTGCGACGCCGGAGTCGGCGAGTGTCGGCGGCGGCTCGTCACCCGGGCCGAGAGTCGTCACCGTCAACCCGAGGTTCGCGGCGGCGAGGGCGTCCTCGATGAGTTCAGCGACGGTGTCCATGCGCGCTTTGATGGTGACGATCGGCGACGGGTCCGGGTCAGGTGCCGGAGCGATGACGATGGGGACGCCGGTGCGGACGACGATGTCGGCGAGGATCGCCTTGATGACGGTCTCGGCTGGGCCGGTGCGGGTGTCGAACTCGGCATAGCCCTGCTGGTTGAGCGTGCCGAGCGGGTTCTGCCGAGCCAACAGTGCCTTGAGCCAGATCCAGTCGTCGACGAGCGTCAGCTCCATCTGCCACGACCCGCGATTCCGGTCCAACTGCAGGTCCAACTCGGTGACTCGGCCAGTCCACGGGCGCCGGTGATCGACGCGCGCGAGAACCACCTCGTCGGTCAGGGCCGCGATCGCCCCAAACAGCGGGTGCAGCTCGGGGACGATCACGCTGCCGGTGCCGACCTGGTTCCACGTCCACACCACATCGAGGTCGATGTACGGCAGTTCCCCGATGAGCCGGTTGTCCCGGTCGGCCAGCGACAAGATCGGCAACATCATCAGTACGCCCCCAAGAACATCGGCTCGAGAGTGACGCGCACATTCGATCCCGGACCAGCCGAAGCCATCTCGACCACGAGCGGCACCTGATCACCGGCAGGGACGGGCTCGAAGCGACGGTTGTCGAGCTTGTGCCACGCCCGCGCCCCCGACTCGTCGAGCACGTCGCGGCGGATCGGGTTCGTGATGATCGTCAGCCGCTCGCCGTCGCCGAGGAACGGGACCGCCGTCGTCGCACCAGGCGTACCAATCGTCGCCTGCACCGGGCCGGTGATCTCCCACGTGAGCCACGAATCGACATCACCGGGGTTCGCGATCTCCACGCCCGACGACGAGTTGTTGCCGGCCGAGATCATCAACGGTGGCCCGACGCCGGTCGCGCCGCCGTAGTAGTCCTCCGTCGCGACCTCCTGGTACGGGAAGTCGATCGGGACCGGCTGCCCCTTCCAGAACGGTTCATCGTCGACCAATTCGACGTCGTACTCGACGAGACCGCGGATGTCGGGCATCTTCGTGAGCTTGTGCCCGATCGACTCCAGGCGCAGGTCCAGCCACCGCGACTGCCCATCAGCAGTGCAGGTGAGCCTGCCCGCTGACTTCGGCGACACACTCGCGCGGACACGACGATCCAACGTCCGCCACGCGGCCCCGCGACGGTACTGCCCGCCGAGGGCGGCGACCTCTGCAGATGCGCGGGTATCGCACACCTGCAGAGTCGCCTCCACCGTTGCGGGCTTCCATCGGGTGCCGTTGTAGCGGCGCCCGGCCGGAGTCGGCGTCGTCAGCTGCTCGAAGTCCGGGAACAGGATCCCGTCGATGCCTTCGCCGAGGACGACTCCGGCAGTGCCGTCGAGCCAGTCCCACGTCGACCCGTCGGGGCCGGTCCAGTCGAGCCGGACACCACTGTCAGACAAGAGCCACCTCCTGGCGGATCGCGCGACGCACCGACCGGCGGGTCGACGCGGACTGGGCATCAGGGTCGACGAGCCACTGGTTCTGGACTTGCTGGCCGACATAGGTTGACCCGGCACGCTCGTCCTCGACCCACCGCTGCGCGATACCGACGAACGCCTCCGACTCCGACGGCGTCAGCACCGCTTCCGGCTTACGGAAGCCGTTATAGAAGGCGTTCACACCCGGGTCCATCCAGCCACCCTGGTCATACCCACCCGCACGGTCGTACGCCGAGGCGAGCGACCCGTACCGCGACATCGCGTACCGCATCGACGACGCGACGTTCGCCATCGGATCCCAGATGTCCGGCGACAGAGCAGGGTCACGGAACGCATCGAACGTGGGCTGGATGACCTGCATCAAGCCCTTAGACGGCGTCCCGTTCTTGGCGTTGATGTCGTAGTTATTGATCGCCCTCGGATCGCCACCAGATTCCTGATTCATGCGGCGCAACGTCCGGTCGGCGTTGTCTTCGCCGAGCCGGTACCGCATCAGAAGAAGTCGGACGAGCGGCCGCCACCGTTCGACACCGGCACCGCCTGGATCGGCGAAGCTGGTCGTCTCCTGGATCAGCTTGTCGATCTTCTTGCTCGTCGAGTCCTTCAAGCGGGCGGCGACCTTCGACGGGTACTCGTCGATCGTGCCGCCCGCACCGCGATACCCGGCCGCCGTGGCCGTGATCCGCTGCCACGCCGGGCCGGTGATCGAGGAGACGATGTCGCCGAGGGACCGACCACCGCCGCCGCCGGACACGAACGCTCCGTTGACCACCGGCAGGTGATAGCGCGTAGGGAACTGCGAGTGGTCAGCACCAACGGCCGGTCCGCCGAACGCGACGTTTCCGTGCGAGCCGCCGGATTCGACGTTGACTGCCGGGATTCCCTCGACGCCACCGATCGTGCCCGCCGTGTGGCCGCCCGCCGCGCCGCCGTTGAGGACGCCGACGGAAAAGCCCGCCGCCAGACCGCGGATGAAGCCCTGCGGGCCAGACGCCTGCTGCCCGTTCCCGCCGCCGTTGAACGCCATCGTCGCCCACTGCCGAGCACCGTTGCCGCCCTGGATGACGTCAGCGATGCCCGACATGTAGCCGGAGCAGTCGGTACCGCCCGCGCCGTCGGCGGATCCGCCGAGAACGTACGGGCGTCCCGACCTGGATCGGGCCCAGTCCCAACCGCGTTTGAGGGCTGCCCACGCCGGTGTGCCCTTCACGACGCCGCCCGCGGCCAGACGCTGCGGCACGTCCGACAGTCGCCAGGACGCCGGAAACAGTCCCTGCGGATCCATCCCGCCGTTGATCTTCGCGAGGTTGGATTCACCGAATCGGTCGACGACCTTCTTCCGCATGACGAACTCGCCGGGCATCAGCAGCGCGGGAATCGAGTCCTTGCCCGCCTTGGCGCCGGGAAGGGACGGATCGACGTAGCCACCGGTCGCGAACCGCACCGGATACTGGTTCATCCGCGTCGTGCCGAGGAGCTCCGACACGCTGTTCCACATGCCGACGACACCATCGTTGAACACGGAGGTGATCGTGAAACGGACGGGAGTAGCGGTCGCTTCGCGGATCCCGGACCACTGCTGGCCGATCATTCCGACTGCGGGCCCGAACGTCTGAGCCGTCTGCCAGAGCGCGTTCCGAGCTTCGGCGAAGGCAGTGTTCATCGGGCCGGCCTGCACTGCGCGGATGTTCGCTCCGGCCGCCGACCACTGCGGGTTGATCACGCCGTTGACCGACGACACGAACGCCGACCCGGTCTGCGCCAGTGACGCGTTGACTGCGGCGAGCGACGGCGTGATCGTCCCGGCCTGGACGGCCGAGATCGTCGACCCGAGAGCCGTCATCGCCGGACCTGCGATCGTGCCGAGCTGCGTCGTCGCGGTCAGGGCGAGCGAGGTCAGCTGAGACTCGACGCCGAGGAGCGCCGGGCCGATCAGCGCGGTCGTTGACGTGACGGTCTCGCCAAGTGCTCCGACAGCGGCGCCAGCCACTCCGGCACCCGCCCCCGTCACACCACCACCAGCCGGGGCTGCCGCACCAGGACCGCCGGTGGCTGCCGCCTGCTGGCCGGTGTTCCCGGCGATCGTCGACAGCAACGCGACCATCTGAGCGAACGGATCACCCGACGGCGCAGCAGGTGCCGACGTCGGCGTACCGACAGCACCGCCCGAGGCGAACGCTGCAGCGACCTGCGGCTTGAACAGACCGGAATTGACCTGGTTCATGAAGTCGAGGCCGTACTTGCGGACCGCCGCGGTCTTCATCACGAACTCGCCGTTGGACAGCTTCGCGTCGATCTTGTCGTCCGTCGGGCCACCCGCACCACGAACCGGTCCACCCGACGCGAGGTACGGGATGTCGGGCGTGTCCAGCGACTGCCCGCCGATCTTGAAATCGTTGTCGCCCGGCAGCGGGTTCGGGATGGTGATTTCGGGGATCTTGAAGCTCAGGTCGTTCCACTTTCGGACGACCCAGTTCACCGCCGACTTGAACCCGTCCTTGATGCCGTCCCAGAGCCCGGACGCCGCATCGCGGACCTTCTGAGGCAGGCCACGGACGAAATCGACTACGGCAGTGAACTTCTCGACGATCCAGTCTTTCGCCCGACCGACGCCGTCCTTGATCATCTGAATCGCCATCGACATCATCGGGCCGAGGTACTGGAGCTTGTCGGTCAGCTTGCCGACCCACTCACTCACCTTCGAGATGATCGGAATCAACACCTTGAGCTGGTTCTCGATCCACGACGCCATCAGCTTTATCAGCTCAGTCAGGATCGGTGCCCACAACTGGAACTGGACCATCATCACCGGCAGCAACTTCACTGCGAGCTCAACCAGCACCGGAAGAATCGGGAGGATCGCCTGCAGCAGCTGCATGAACGCGTCGACCATCGGCATCATCAACGGAGTCATCTGCTGGATCGCCTGCGTAAGCGCCTCGCCGAGAATCTGGCCGACTTCGGCCAGGATCGGCGTCAGTGCCTCGATCGCGGGGCGTAGTGCCTCGGCGAGTTGCGCGATCAACGGGGCGAACGCATCGAACAGTTGCCCGGCGATCGCAATCATCGGCGTCAAGATCGCTGAGACCAACTCAAACAGCGGCGGCAGCAACGGAGCGAGCGCACTCAGCGCCTTACTCAGATTCTCGGCGATCGCCTCGAACACAGGCGCGACGATCGGAAGGATCTGCGCGAGCACCCGTCCGATGGTCTGGATGCCCTGCGACAGGGGCGGGAGCAGCGGCGTCAGAGCCGTCGCGAGCACCGAGATCACCTGAGCCAGGACCGGGAGGATCGGCGTCAGAGCCTGCGCGAATGCCGCTCCCAGTTGACCGAGCGCCGGAGCGATCGACACCAGCGACTGCCCCAGGGTCGCCAGCAGAGGTGTCAGTGCAGGCATCACGGCGTTCGCCAGGATCGTCAGGGTGCGGACGACGTCGCCGAGCAGTGGCCCGATCCCAGACTCCAGGAGTACGCCGAAGTTCTGGAACAGTTGCGTCATCGCGCCGCTGTTCGACAGTTCTGTGAACGCCTGGCCGATCTCGCCGAAGATCGCGCCGAAGCCCTCACCGAGCTGCATCGCGACCGGCGCCGCCGCGGCACCGAGATCGAGGACTCCCTGCGTCATGTCGAGGACACCGGACTTCGCGCCAGCGATCACGCCAGCGGTCGCGGAGAATGCGAGACCGACCTTGTCGACATTCGCAGGCTGCTGCAGGAGCCCAGCCATGCCGTGCGCGACGCCATTCATCTCGGTCGCGATACCCGTCAGACCAGTCTTGAGGACAGGAAGATAGGTCGTCGCCAGACCCTGGATCGACTCGGCCGCACCCTCGAACAGCGCGTCCTGCGTCGCGAACTTCACTTCCGTCCACGCATCGCTCATGCCGTGGACGGTCTCCACGAACGCACGCGCGTTCGGCGACAACTTCGCCAGCGCCTCCGCGACAGGATCCTTCCCGCCAGCCGCAGACGCCGTCGACTTCATCGCGTCCGCGAGAGCACGCTGAGCCTCGACGACCTGATAGTCGGCATCGGCGATGGCCTGCTTGGCCTTGACGACCTGGTCCGACCCTTCGACACCCTTCTTGTTCGCCTCAGCCGTGTCCGCCGCGAGTCGCTTGCCTCGCTTGACGGCTTCCTCCTGACGCAGAACAGCCTGATCAAGCGACAGTTGGGCCTTCTCGCGGTCACGCTTAGTGGCCTTCGAGTCGTTCTTGGTCTTGGCGAGTTCGTCGCGGGCGTCGGCGACAGCGATCGCCGCCTCACGCTCGTCGAGAGCCGACTGCCGCAACGACATGTTCATGTCGTCGATCTCTCGGCGCGCATCCTTCCGAGCGCGCGTCAGATCCTCCTGGGCCTGCTTCGACCCACGCATCGCAGTCTGCACACTGTGCTCAGCCGACGCGATGGCCGACGAATTGTCGACCGCAGCCGCAGCACCACCACCGGCGTCTTTGCCGAACGCCTTGAACGCTTCGCCGATTCCCTTGAGCCCGACAGTGATCGCGCCGATCGCAGGGAGACCTGCAGCGGCCAGACCAGCAAGCCCCATCGCGAGACCACCGACCGCGCCGCCAGCCAAACCCGCCGCGCCACCGATACCGACGATCAGACCCGAGATCTTCGCGACCGATCCAGCAGCACCGCCGATCCGACCCAGCGCCGACGACGTCCCGTTCGCCGACGACGACGCGCGGTTCGACGCCGACGACACCTGGTTGAGGTGACCGATCAGCTGCTGCAGCGTCGAATTGTCAGTCCGGATCCGGACGATGAGCGGGTTCCCGTCGAGCCACGCCTGCATCTGGGCGTGCACCGCGTGAAGCGATGCGCTCGACCCGTCCACCTGCAGACTCGTGTGGATCGTCCCCGACGGCAGTGTCGCCAACGCCGCATGAACGGCGGCTGTGTCCACATCAAGGGACGTCGGGATCGTGACCCGCAGATGCTCGACCTGCGCCCGGAAGTGCGCCGCATCGACCTGCAGCTTCGTCGGGACAGTGACGTTGAGGTTCTTGACCTGCTCACGGAACTGCGCCGCCGACACCGACAGCTTCACCGGCACCGTGACCTTGACGGCCTCGACCCGCGACTTGAACGCCGCAACGTCCGGGACGAGGTCGACCGACGCGGTCAGCTTCATCTTCCGCAGATCCGACGACGCCCTCCGATGGAAGCCTTCCAGCGACGGGACCAGCTTGATCTTTGCGCTGGCTGCGGTAAAGGTCGCCACTGATCCCCCTGCTGTTCGGTTATTCGCCCATCATCTGAGCGATGATGTCGTCGGCCTCTTCCCGCTCAAGGACGCGTTTGCGTGCGTCGAGCGCGGCCTGTCGTGCCGTCTTCGGACGTGGAGCCGGTTTCACCGACGGCCGTTTGTTCTTCTTCGCGTGCGGCAACAGCGTCGCGACGATGAGCTCGCCGAGACGATCGGTGATGTCCGCAGCGAGATCACGCCACGGATCCCAATCCGCCAGGTCCGGATTCGGTGCCGATCCGGCCGCCGAGTCGAAGTCCTCGAGCGTGAACTTCTCCGCCCACTCCGCTGCGAGTTCCTCGTCGGAGTCGAGAGCCTTCTTGAACTTCGAGTACCACGGCAGCTGCCACGCGAGGCGGTGAAGTTTGGCCCACGGGTGGACCCCTCGAAAGAAGTCGAGAAGGTCCAACCCGTTGAGCTCGTGGTGGAGGTCGTACTCGAGTTCGTCACCGAACTCGTCGACGAGTTCGACCGTCTCGATCAGTCGTCGGATGGCACGGCCGAGAGCTTCCGCGCTTTTCCCTTGTCACCGTTGAAGTGATCGAAGATGTCCTGCAGGAGCGACGACAGCACCGATGCCGGCACGTTCTCGTAGGCGTCGAGAATCTTCTCGGCCTTCTTCGCGCCGAACAGGATCTCGAGCTGTTCGTCTTCGTCGTCGGTGCGCTTGAGTCGACGTGCCTGTCCGCCGCTGATCTGCTCCACGCGGACGGTCGTTCCGTCGGGCAGGTCGAATTCGACGGGCTCACGCTCCGCCTCTCGTACGCGTGCGTCCCAGCCTGCGAGCTTCTTGGCCATGATGGTGTCTCCGATCGTTGTTGTTACTTGGTGGTGGGCTTGGTGTCCGGCTTCGCGGCCGCGGCGGGTGCCACGGGCTGGGGCGCCGGTGTGGGTGCCTGCTTCGGCACGTCCTTGGGTGCGACGAAGCCACGCGAGAGTGCGGTGTGCAGCGCGGTCGGCGTCTCGCAGACCCACTGCTCTTTGGTCTTCGGATGGGTGAGGGTGACGGGAAGGTCAGCCATGATGTCCTCCAGGGGACGGTGTCTCCGACTTTGAGTGGAATGTGGTCCGCGCGACGCTCGGAGACGGTGACGCCGCGCGGACCACGATCAAGGGGCTACGGCGTGCCGAAGCCGTGGCCGGCGGTGCCGCGAGCCTTGAAGCCAGCGCCGCCGATGAAGAACTTCTCCGAGTAGCCGACGACGGGGTCTGGCTGGCCGGTCATCGTCATCGGGAACGCGAACTCGTCCTCAGCCGAGAACGACGAGGAGTCGACCTCGGTGATCTGCGCCTTCGGGTAGAAGCGACCGAACAGGGTCTCCTGCGGACCGCTGCGGTCGCGAGCGATGATGAACGCGCGGAAGTCGATCAGACCCGGAGTGATCGGACGCGTGAACGACACCTCACCCGTGTCCGCGTCGACGGTGACGCCCGACAGGTCCAGGCCGAAGTACTTCTCGAGCGAAGACCGCTTGAACTCCTGCAGGGCGAAGTTGATCGTGACGTCCTCCTTCTGGACGTCGCGTCGCGTCGGCGACGCGTAGCCGAGGCTCTCGGTCTCGGAGATGTCGCGGTCGGCACCGAACTCGAAGCCGCCGTCCTTCTTGATCAGACCCGCAGGGATGTAACCCGCAGGCAGCGCCGACAGGACCGGCGGTGCACCAGCGACACCGGCCTCGGTCATCGCCGTCGGGATCTCCGCGTCGGCTGGTCCGAAGAACAGGACCGCGCGGGTGAACTTCATGATGTTGCCGGCGTTGTCCTTCGCCAGCTGATCGAGATCGGCCATGACGGCCCTCCTCAAGGGTTGAGTGAACACACCACGCCGGACAGCGGGGTGCGAGGTGAAAGGGAGTTGCGCGCCTGGCGCTTAGATCGGCGGCCGCATGTCGATGCGGACCGTCTGGACGACACGACGGTCGTCCGGGTTCTCTGTCGGGATCTGCTGCCCAGCCACCAGGACACGAGCGTGATCGACCCAGACTCCGGCGACATCGCCACCAGATGCGAGAACGTTGATGCGGTCACGGACCTTCGACGCAAGCGCCCACGCCTGCGGTCGGTCGACGTGCCAGACGTCGACCTGCACCTCCGCGCGGTCAGTCACGCCATCGTCAGTGCCACCGATGCGGGTGACGAGCAGGACCGGCAGGTTCGCCTCGAGGTCGTCGGGCAGCCACTTGCACGCGTACCCGAGGTCCGTCAGGAGGTTCTCGGCGACCTGCTCGGCATCCGGGAACCCGACAGCCGCCGTCATGAGCTCAGCTCACGTGCGACGTCGCGGAGAACGTGACGTGCCTTGGATGCTCGGTTGCCGAACTCGACGGCGGCGGCGTGCGGCGCGCCAGCCTCAGCCTCTCCGATCCACCGGCCATCGCGACCGCGAACGGTACGGGCCGTCACCGACCCGACGAGTTCACCAGTCTGACGAGGGAGGCGCGCGGCGATCATGATCGCCGCGGTATCCGCCGACTGCTGGGCGAAGTAGCGGAGACCGTTCGACGCCAGCAGCCGAGCCATTCCGGAACGGTCACTGGTGTAGCGGCCACCTGGGGCCGTCCAGTTTCCTGCCATCAGTCGACCTCCTTGATCGAGAGTGTCGAGCCAGGACGCCACCCGGTGAATGGGGATTCGACAGGCAGCACCCGGCCGACCGCGTTCCACTTCCCCGGGATTCCTCGGATGATGATCGTGTCGTCCGCACCGATGTCGGGCGTGTGATCGAAGATCAACGTCGCCGTCGTCACGCTGCGGGGTCCACGGTCCGAGGTCTCTGTCGACGATCCCCACTGGACGCCGACGTGCTCGATGCTGGCCGCCAGGGCCAGGGAGCGGTCGCCGTCCCGGTTGCGGGTGCCTCGCCAGACCTCGACGGTCGAGCCGTGCCGGAACTTCATCAGGCTCCCAGCATCGTCATCGAGATCGCACCGCGGTTGAGCCCGAGGGCGTCCTCGATCTTCTGAGTGTCGGCAGAGGAGATGTACAGGGCACCGTCGGGGTTGGCGGCCTGTCGGGTCGTCGAGTGCGAGAACCCGAGTGCGGTCTCCGACGCTGTCGTCGACGCCACGCCGGCCTCGTCGTCGTCGACCGACATCGCCCGACGGACCATCGCGCACACGACCATGCGTGCCGCGCCCGCACCGGCCGCGTTCCCGACGAGAGCCGGGTAGCGGTTGGCGAGCATCTCCGACGCGTCACCGAGCAGCACTGCTGCCCGGTTGAGTTCGGTCGAGTCCATCGGGCGCCACCGATCGACGAGGTCGGTGGTTGTGGCGAAGTCAGCCATTGGCCTTCGCCCGCGTCGAGCGGGGCTTGGTCTTGGCTGGGGCCTGCTCAGCGTCGATCAGAGATCCCACGACACGATCACCGACCGCGGCAGCCTGAGCGGCATCGAATGCCGCGACGTGCTCGTCGTGGATGTCGATCTCGTCGCCATGCTCGGCCGTACGCGGATGCCCCTCGACATCCACGTACGACGCGAGCGTGACGACCACGATGCGCTTCATCGCCTAGCCCTGCAGTCCGGTGACCTTGACGACCGAGAACGGGTTCGTCACGACGTAGACCGGGCGGACGCTGGACTGGACCCAGGTGCGCTCGGTCTCCTGCTCACGCCAGGTCTCCGTGGACAGCGGCTTCTCCAGGCGCTGCTCACCGACCTGACGCTCCGCGACGACCCACGCGGTGCCCGCGGGCACCTGGTTCGACGCGACCATGTCGACGTTCCAGTTCGCGAGAACGTCCTTCCACTGGTTGCCGTACACCGTCTGGAACGCCGACTTCTGGTTCGGGTTTACAACCCACAGCGAGAACTGCACGCCCAGCTCGGCCTTGTCGGCGATCAGCTGAGCCGCCGCGAGATCGGCCGCCGGCCAGCCCTGCGCCGACGTCTGACCGGCGCCCGAGGTGACGACCGCACCCCAGTTGTGACCGGTCATGGTCTGCGCAGCAGCACCCAGGGCGGTCATCTCCGCGTCCAGGACGCCGAGCGCTCGGGCGTGGATCTTGCGCTGGATGGTGTTCGCCAGACGCTGGGTGCCGACCTGGATCTGGTTGTTGTCGTTGCGGTCGCGTGCCTCGTCGGTGACGAAGAACTTGCCGCCGAACTTCTCGACCTGCGCGACGCGCGGCTCCTGCCGCTCGAAGTCGACGATCGGGAACTCCGCGCCGGGAGCGACCTGCTGAACGTCGCGGTCACCCTTGACGAACAGGTCGTTCTTGGTCAGCTGGTCGTAGACGACCGCGCCACCGGAGGTGCCTCCGCCATTGGCGAAGATCCGGTCAGCGAAGTAGCCCTTGAGCGTCAGGTCCGACAGGTACCGCGTGATGCGAGTCGGCTCCTTGAGCATCAGGTCGACCGTGATGTCGTTGCCAGTCAGCGTCGGGGCTGCGAGCGGGTACTGGATTGCGTTGCTCATGTCTGTCCTCCTTCTCAGTACAGTTCGATGAACACGTCGGCGTCAGCGGTGCCAGCGTCGAGTGCACGACCGACGGCCGCACCCGAGGCGAGCTTGACGGCCTTGCCGCCCGCTCCGACCTCGACCTCGTCGCCAGCGGCGAGCGTGCCGCCTGCGGTGACGGGCAGGATCGTCTTCGCGCCACGGATCACCGCGACGGTCCCGCCGATCGGTGCGTCGAACGCGGCGACACCGAACACGAGTGCCGCGGCTGCCGCCGGAGCGACCTTGACGAGCTGGCCCGCCATCGCGCCGGACACGTTGACGAACGTCTTGCCCTTGACCGCAGCGGTCGGCGTCGCGGAGACGTCGGCACCCGGGCGGTACAGGGGAATGGCCTCATTTGCCATGAGGAGATCTCCTTACTGGTTGGGCAGGTGGTTGGGTCGCCACGCTGCCGGGTAGGAGTCGTCCGCGGGTGCGGGCGACTCAGGTGAAGCTCCGGGCTTCAACGACTCCACCGGCCGGTCGGTCGGGGGCCGCGCAGAAGCCGAGCGTGCGGCGAGCCGCTTCGCCCGAGCTTCCAGTTCCTCTCGGGTGCCGGACCCGAGGAAGTCGTAATCGTCAGGCTCGATGCCGTACTCGGCGGCGACCACGGCGAGCTCGTTCTGCGCGCGCAGGTCGGCGAGCTCACGCTCAAGCGCCTCGGCACGTTCGGTCTGACGCTGCAGGTCGGTCTTATCGGCCTCCAGCGCCTGCCGCTGCGCTTCGGCGAGCGGCTTCGCGTCCTGGTACTTGGTTCGCCAGCCCGCGGCCTCCTTGCGGAGCTTCGCGACCTCGGCGTACAAGACCTCCGGCGACGCATCGTCGAGCGACCGCGACGGCTCCGGTTCAGTCGGCGCGGCAGGACTCGGCGTCTCCGGTGCCTGCGGTGCCTGGTCTGCGGGCGGCTCAGTCCCCTCCGGTGACGGCGTCGCGGCGGGGTCGGTGATCGGTGCACTCATGGGTTGCCCTCCTGGGGTGTGATTCGTGTGCAGCACGAGATCCCCGAACCTCGTCGAGAGGTCGGGGCAGGAATGTGTGGGTATGAAAAAGCCCCGCAACCAGTGGCTACGGGACTTTCAGATAGTGAGTGGTGGGAGTGGCAGGGATCGAACCTGCCATGCTTTCGCACCGGATTTACAGTCCGGGTGACGCACCAGCGTCGTCACTCCCGGATGAATGTGACCTCGTCCGCCCGCTCTTTCCGACGGCCGATTATTTCGCGGCTGGAACGGGGGGCCGAGGCCACATCCATAGCCTACGCGTTACTGCATCTCGACTTCAACGAGATTTCCGCGAGTCATTATCCACAGCCCCTCGATCTGCCGTGGTGGGATCCGGTCTCGACGTCGCTCGTTGAACATCGACAACTGTCGGTTCAAGGTGTCCGTGAGCTCACCGTCGCCGATGTCGATCACGAAGTTCTTCTTGTCTGCGTGGGCGTCGCCTCTGCGATCCGCTTTCTCAGCCCGAACGAAGCACTTCGTGATGACGTCAATGATCGAACTCTGCTTTGCCTTGGTGGCCTTGAGTTCGATCTCGATATCGGTTCGCCGGCCTCGCCTGTCTTCACCACCCCCGATCCAAACCGCGTCGTTCGTGGTCTGGCCTTCGGTGCCCAACCTTCGGATCCACTTCAACTCAGCACCGAGTGCCTGCATTCGCTCAACAGATTCAATCTCGTGCTGATACAGCTCTTCGCCGTGCAGATCGATCCCGAGCGCGGCTTGCCGATCGACACGCTCCTGCGCAGTCCACACTGGCCTGCGGTGCGGGTGCGGATGGTCCTTTGTTCCGTACTTCAGATGTGGAGGCCAATTGATTCCGGACTTGTCGCCATCGCCGCCCGCAGCGCTCTTGGTGACCGGAGGGACCGGCGGTCCCGGTGGCTCGCGGGTAGCAGTCCCCGAATCGGCGGCGCCGACGTACGGGTCGAGGTCTCCCCTGTCACGGAGTTCACGGATCCGCTTCTCGAAGTCCTTCCGACCGTCGGACTCGATCCACAGCTGCTCAAGGTTCTCCCACGCGTCCTTGCCGACCCAGTCGTCGTCGATGTCGAAGACGGGGACTATCAGGCAGTCGCAGCCATCGTGGTACTTGCCCTCTTCCTGGTTCTTCCCTCGGCGCTGCGCCGTCTCTTCGGTCTTGTAGATCGGGCCGCGTGAGGCGAGCATCGCGCAGAACCCGCACGACTCGGCACCTGTCAGGACGCGTGCCCATCCGATCGGGTCGCCGGACCGTTCCTCCTCGGCCTCGACAGCGGCCACGATCGTGTCGCGTGCGGCCTGCTCGATGTGCCGGATGATCGCACGGTCCACCCGCAGGTTGACCTTCTCCACCACCGCCGGGTCACGCCGGTTCGACTCGTCGATCTCCACACGAGCGCGCTCAAGCTCAACACCGAGATCGTCCAGGCCCTCAATGACGACACTGCGGGTCGGCGCAACCTCCAGGCCCTCAACCCGCGCCGTCTGCGTCGGCGTGGCGGGGACAACATCCAGGCCGTCGATCCGCACCTTCGACGCCGTCGCCCGCTCCAACACCGCCTCGACCGCTTCACGCGGATAGAACGGTGACCGCCCCGCCGAAACCTGTGGACGGCCAGCGCGAACAGCCTCCCCGTTGAAGAAGTCGGTTGCCAGCTGCGTCGACTCCTCCCGAGCCCGGCGGACCGGAAACAGGATCTTCTGCGCCGCAGCCTCCCGGTGCTCCGGCGTCACCGGGACACCGTCGAACATGAGGATCGACCGCATCTGCTGGCGGACGCGCCGCCAGATCAGATCACGACGGCGCCGATACTCGCTCGGCTTCACGACGTCGGCGGCAACTCAAGACCCGAGCCGCCGACGAGCATCCCGCGCGCACGATCAGCCTTCTGCCGCGTCCACCCCGGGATGTCCTCCCACAGGGCCTCCGTCGGCACGCCGAGCATCGTCGCGAGCTTCCCCAGCCCGTCGACGGTCTGCGCGAACGATCGGGCCGACTGGTCGCGCCAGAGCACCTCCGAGGCGAAGTCCTGCGCCGACACCATGTCGCCGGCAATGAACGCACACGTCCGCAGCACCTGTTCCCAGGATTCGCCGAACGACGTCTCGATCTCGCTGGACTTGCGCTCCTTACCCGTCTCAAGGGCGGCGAGCGTCGCCTCAGAGATGTTGCTGATGCCGTCCAACCCGAGAGCATGAGCCGGGACCTGGCCGATCGCCGCGAGGTCGCGGATCGCACCCGCCTTCGACTCATGGAACGGCTTGAGGTCCGTCTCGGCGAACTGGCCGACCTTGACGTCCTCGTCCTTGAAGAACCACGTCTCGCTGACAGCCTGCCGGAACGCCTCACGCTCATCCGACGGCATCCAACCCATCACGTACCGCTGCTTGAACGCCGCCCAGTACTGCGCAGTGTTGCCCTCAAACACGGTCTGGTCGATGTTCGACTGGATCCCGAGAATCGGCTCGATGATCCCGAACTGCTCCTCACCATCGAGGAGCATCCGATCACGGAACCGCACCACCGGACACACACCCACACCGTGAGCGCGGCCCTCGACGTAGTCGAAGTTGTCGGCGGCTTGAAGACTTGGGTCTTTCCATCCCATGCCGGACACGTTCGGGGCGCGCTTCGCGCCGATGAAGTGCACCTGCTCCTCGTCATAGACGCGGATCTGGTTGCCCTTCACCTCCAGCGCCATGATCGGCCAATCCGAATCGACCGGGCCACCGCCAGGCGTCCACTCCATCGGCTCGCCGTACAGCGTCGTCATCTCCCGCGGCGACGCACCGCGCATGAACGCGCCCTCTGCCTTCGGGGCGCCGGCGGGCGCCATCGACGGCAGCACCACCACATAGCTCGTGCCGTAGTGCAGCGCCGCACGGTGCACGCCCGTCTGCCGGGCGTCGAAGCCGTTCTTCTGCCACCACACCCACGCCGGTGACGCGTCCTTCGTCGCCGATGCCAGGTAGTTGTCGACCTTCATGCCTTGCGAGAACACGTCAAGGACCAGCGGCAGGAAGTTGCGCTGCGACCGCGCCGCGATCGCCTTGTTTGTCTCCGCCGACGTCGTCTTCGTCGACGCGAACACCTTCGACGCCGCATTCTCGGCGGTCCACGGTTTCATCGCGTCCGCAAGCGGGTCGAGCCGCTTCCGTTCCTCCTCGCGGACCTGCAGAAGGTTGCGAGCTGCGTCGATCGCCTGCAGCTTGTTCACACAGACCTCCTGGTCAGAAGAAGAACGCCTCCCCAGTGCGGGGCTTAGATCGTTTGCCGGACTCTTGGAACTTGGCGCGCGCCATATCGGCGAGCAGCAGTGCTGCCCAGCCGTCGACCTTGCGTGCCGACTCGCGGTGCTCCTTGCCGAAGCTGAGACCGAACGAGTTCAGTCGGCGGCGAGCGTTCAATACGTGGGTGCGCAGTAGTCGATCCAGCGGCGTGCCGGAAGCGACCTTCACGCGCTCATCGAGGACCGATGCGAGCAGCGACTCGTTGGCCAGCGTCAGGTCGCGTTTCCCACCGCGCATGTCCCAGCCGATCGCCGACCGCGTCGACGCCTTGACTGCGAGCTGGTCGCGGTAGTCGATCGACCAGGCGTCGATGTAGGACTCCCACAGCGCGACGTCGGCGAAGAACCCGACGACGTCGTACTGCTCGAGCGTGTTTCGGACGACGCCGTCAACCTCGATGCGGTCGACCTCCCAGTCCCGCCCAGCTGGACCGTCTGGCGCACCCCAAATCCCTATGGGCTGAATCAGCCGGTCCTCGACGCGCATCGCGACCAGCGCGGTGTTGTCGTCAGTCTTGCCACCGTCGAAGCCGAGCACGATCGTGTCGCCCGGGGTCAGCCGCCGGCCTCCGAGATCTGCGAGGCGATCCCACTCCACAGGCGTCAGCAACGCATCCGACGCCGCGACGACCTGGTTCAAGTAGAAGCGGCGCGACATCTCCACCGGCGTCGCCGGGTCGAGGATCTCCTCGACCAGTCGGTCGATGTCGAGCCACACCGAGTCGCCCCGCGCGGCCACGAGCCCGGCGCGCAGCGACTCCCGATCCGCCATCTCCGTCGACGTCGGAGCCTCGGTCGCGTCGTAGTACAACGCCGCCGCCGACCGGCCAGTCGAAATGGCCTGCCACGCGTCGTAGTCGAGTTCGGCGACCGAACCCTCGCCAGGCACATGCGCGTTCTGGATCGCCAGGGCACGCGCGGCGCCGTCACGGGACTTGCCAAGGTTGCGGGTGACCACACGCGCCATCTCGATGCCCTGATTCGCATCGATCCAGTGCTGAGTCTCATTCATCAGGCAGAACGACGGCCGGCCACCCTCAAGAGCTCGAGGCGACGACGTCACCGCTTCGATCCGACCCGTCCCGCGGACGTACGTGATCTCCTTGCCCAGGTCGACGTTGAACTCGGCGACCGCGTCCTTCGACAGCATCGGGCCGAGGAGCGTCATCGTGTTGCGGGTCTGCTCACGCGAGACCGCCGCGACCTGAATCCACGGTGCCGGGTGCTGCGTCAGAACGCCGTTCACCAGCCTGCAACGACCGAGCGCCTCAAACCAGATCAGCGCCACAGAGAACGGGTCCTTGCCCCAGCCCTTCATCCGGCGCAACACACCGCGGCGATTGACGAACCGATCCCGCTCGTCGACCTCGTACCAGCGCAGACCAATCCGCAACTGCTCGCGTGTGAGGCGCAGTGGCTGCCCAGCATCCGGGCCGTCCGGCTGCAGCAACCAGTCAGTGCAGAACTGCGCGAACTCCCACCCGATCACCGCGGCACGCCCCGTCGGAACCGTGTCCGTCCAGGTGCGGACCGCGGTCATTCGGCCGCGCGGCGGTACTCGTCCATGATCGCCACCTTCGCCGGATCAGCCTCCGGCTCGCCGCCCCGCTCCAGCTCGATCCGCGCGCGACGCCGGTCTCCCTCGGTGACCAGCAGCCGCTCGAACGACGAGTAGATCGTCTGCAGCGCCACCGCGGAACGCTTGTCCGAGTTCTTGTAGTGCGACAGGTCATCCATCAGCGAGTACGCGAACGCCCAATCCGACGGCTCATAGAACTCCGCCTGCCCCGAATCCTTGAGCGACTGCCACAGTCGCTTGGCGATCGGATGCCACGACGACGCCATCCGCGGCACCGACACGCTGCGCGCGCCGGCCGTCGTGACGACCTCGACATCGGACTTGTTGCGGCGCCGACGTTGGTCGGAACGTTTCGGGACGGGACCGGGCATGGCAGCTGACCTCCTGGATCAAGCTCAAGGGCCGCGGAAACGCCTCCAGGGCGTCCGCGAGGGTCGATCGAACTCGCA